CGCCAAGGCCAAAAGTTTGGACGATGCCATCAAATGCATCGTCTGATTCAAAGCGTACTTCTACGTCATACAGATAGCCGGCCCGGATGATTTGCCCTGGGCTCGGCGCGTAGCTGAATTCTATCTCACCAGTCAGGCGATCCACGGTGTACGTCATCGCTGGCGAGAACGTCGCCGGGTCTGCGCCTGCAACGGTAACGATAGTGGTACTGACAATCGGGTGGAAGATGTCGCGCGTGTAGGTCTGGACGCCTCGCGTGTAGGTCTTCTTGAGCTGGAACACCAGCGAGAAGCCGTCACCAGTTCCGCATACCTGATCAAGCCCGGTCACTGCCGGCACGGTGTTAGGCGCCAACAGCGCAACGCTAGCGAAATCGAGCGGGTCACGGAACGGCCAGGTGTGCACGGGGCCGCGCATGACAAGCCAGTGATCGCGGATGCCCTCGAAAATGTCCTGGTAGCGCACCGCCTCAGGCAGCTGGTAGCGGTGTAGCGGATGCTCCCAGCGCTGGTTAACGCGCTCTGCCCCGCTGTCCACCATCGTGATTGAGGTAGACCACCGCGGCGACGAAAAGCACGGATACCCTGGCACGCAATCCGAAATGTACTCATCCACAAAGCGCGTCATCCGCCGATCCCTCTTTTAACTGCGTTGCCCACCTGACGGCGCGAGGCGCGGAAGCTGTCAGCGTCTGGCGTGGTCACGTACATGGTGACGCTTGCCCCGCCGCCTCCCTGGCCGCCGCGATGATCAATGACTTCCTCTTGCGGGTGCATAACCGCCATGAATCCGCCCTTGCCATCAATGCCGCCAGATCGAGGCCCGGAGCCGGTAGAGCCACCACCAGCAAAACTAAACATCCCGGCAAGCCCTGCGAAAAATCCGCCGCCAGCTCCACCAGCGCCCCCCGCGGTAATGTCCTGCGCAAACAGGCTTTGCATGATATTTGCGGCCAGCATCTCGGCGCCCATCTTGCGGATGATATTCACAAAACCGTTGAGCATCCCGTCGAGCCCTTCATCGAAAGGATCAAAGAGGAAGTCCGCGAGACTTGTTTGCAGGCTACGCATTGCATTGTCGATGATGCCCTGCTGCGTTGCGGCAAAATCATTCCCTTTGTTTGACGCCTTGTCGAATGAATCGCCAGCGGCATCGACTGCGCGGTTATAGGTTTCCTGATTGATCGCCCCGACAGACAGCAATGAGTTCAGGTCTGCAATAGTTGATTCATACGCCTCGATTGGCGTGCGCGTGGATTCTGTGACCTGCTTCCCACGCTCCATGGCGTCATCAAAAATAGACTGGTGCTTGGCGGTCGCCTCAGTCGTGGCGCGCATCTGTTCCAGCTGGTCAGTTAGGCTGATCAACTGCGCCTTGTATTGCTCAGCGCCAGCGCCGGCCGTCATGAACGTGGCGGCCAGGTCGCCCTGTGCAATGCGGTAACGGAGAACTGCACCTTCGCCTTGCTCATAGGTAGCGGTCTGCTGCTGCAACTGCTGCACCATTCCTGCGATGGTCTGCATTGCAGATGCTTGCTCTTGCGCTGCCTGCTTGGCGGCAGTGCCCATGCCCTTGAGTGCATTCGCTACGTCAGCGCCGCCACCAGTGATGCTCGATGATGCGACATCGATAGACTCGGCGGTGTCACTCCATACCTTGTCGATCAGCTTGCCGTCTTTCTCCATCTGGTCTGTGATGTCGGTGAAGGTCTGGCCAAGGATTGCCCCAGCCTGGCCGGTAGCAGTCGTGCCGTCCTTCACACCCTTCAGTCCAGAAATCAAGGTGCCAAGCGGCCCCATGGCGCTAAGCGCTACCCTGGCGAAATCAACCTGATCGATGGCTGCGGCAAGACCGGCAATCGCAACGCCGACAGTTTGGAATGTTCCCTTGAGCAAGATCGCGGCGGAGATAAGCAAGCGGAAGCCGGTCACTAGCGAACTCGACGCGCCCTCCATGGTGTTGGCATCCTTGGCAGCCTTGACCAATTCGTCAGACATGTTGGCGAGAAGCGGGGTCAATTGCTGAACGGCTTGCAGTACCGCGCCGCCAGCCACCTTTTGCAGCCGGCTCAGGTTGTCGTTGAACTGCTCTGCGGCCTTGGCGGCTTTTCCGCTGATGGTCTGGCCGAGAGCGTCGGCTTCCTCACGCGCGGACTTGATGGCTGCGGCACCACCATTCAGCAGCGGGATCAGGTCAGCCCCGGACTTGCCGAAGATGTCCATCGCCAGCGCGGTCTTGGTCGCACCGTCTCGCATCTTCGAAAATCGTTCGGAGATATCAGAGAACACGTCATCGGACGAACGAAGCGAGCCGTCTGTATTCTCGACCTCAACGCCAAGCGCGGAGAACGCCATCGCCGCTTTGCTGGTGTTGGTGATGACCGACTCAGACATGGATCGGTTTAGCTTCTGCATCGACTTGTCGAGGCTGTTGCTCGCCACGCCGGCAAGGTCTGCGGCGAAGCGCAGTTGAGACAGAGACTCGGTAGTGAGGCCGATCTTCTGCGCGGCCTTGGACGTGTCGTCGGCTAGGTCGATAGCCTTCTTGGCCATGTAGGCCAGGCCAGTACCGGCAGCGACAGCGGCGGCACCGAGAACTGTGCCGATCTGCTTGGCAGTGGCGCCGGCTGACTTGTCGAAAGCCGACAGCTTGCGCTTGGCCTGATCAAGCTCCTTTTGGAACTTGAGCGACTCAGCTTCAAGCCTTACGACCAGCTTCGCCAGATCGGTCATGCATCACCCCGTTTTGCCACAGACTTTAGCGTTGCAAAAAACTTGCGGCGGTTGTCGCTGAATTTCTCGTCTCGCGCCACCAGCAGGAAATCCTGATAGGTGATCGCTCTGGCACCTTTGCGGCGGTGGGGATTCGAGACTGCTGCCGCGATCAACCCGGCGTGCATGTTGTCCCGCAACTGCCCCCACGGCTCGACAACGTAGTACGCCTCCCAGGCGCGCAGCTCGTTGAACGACATACCAGCGCGCAACTCTGCAACGGTACGACCAAGGGCCAGCGCTAACCGGTGAACAAACCGCTCTTCAGCAGTTAGCGCTATTCGTTTTTTGCTTCGTCACCCAAGCCGCTGAGCTTCAAGATTGCCTTGGTCAGATCCTGCACAAAGTCGGCGGACGCCTCGGCCAAACCTGCGGCCTGATCTTGCGTAAGCAGTGGCGCCTTGGTATCCGGGCAAACAACACCATGCAGGATGACGCACACGGCGGCGGCGGTCGGGTTGTCACGAACAGCAGTCACGAACGCATCGCGACCAGCGAGCGACAATTCACGGATCAGAAGTTCCGACCCGCGAACTACAATCTTCTCTGTCTTCAGCGCAGCAGCAGCCAGCAGACCAGCAGCATCAGTAATCATGCGGGCACCGTGATCGAGTTGATTTTCACGCCGAAGATGAAGGTGTTGCGATCATCAACGACCGGGCCGATACGCCAGGAAAGACACGCGACGTTCAGAATGTAGCGCTCTGCCGGGCTGATGTTCTCGTCATCGATGGCCAGGTTGACCGTCGACTTATTGATCACAGCATTGCGCAGCGATTCTTGGATCGCGCTGTTCGGGATGTGGTTGCCCTGGAATTCGATCTCCAGACCATCCGCCAAACCAGCCGCATACCGCCGCGAGCCGCCGTTACAGAACGCGGTTATCTCCACGAGGTCATTCGTTTCCCCGAATTCAGGGATGTTGAACACCTCGCACCATTCATTGGTGAAAGCTTCAGGACTGGCACCGTCACCCAAGTAGAACTTGAAGTTGCCAATCGTGCCTTCTGCGATTCCATCAACTGCCATGATCAAGCCCTCTTACAGTGATCTGTGCCAGAAGGCCCAGGATTGCGATTGACGATATAGGCCCGGCTCAATGTCGGACAAGTCTATCTCGTTTTCCAAAAATACCTTTGGCACCTCGGTGCCCGACATGTCGCCTTCGAAGTTCTCCAGCGCAGCGGTCACCGCATTTGCAAGCGTGACAGATTGCAGGTACGTCGTCGCGTAACTGTCAATCTCGACGCGCGTCATCAGCAGCCCATCCACGCCACAGAACAACTGCTGCCGGTCGCGGCCCTGCTTATTGTACACGATGCACGGTTGCACACCACTCTGCGGGATGATGCCAGGGTACACGCGCTTGACCACCAACGCGGTGATGCCGGCATTGGTGGAAAGGTACGAAAACAAGGAAGCCTCGAAGCTCATTTTCTGGCCACTCGATTGATGACGCGCATGAAAGCCCGGTGGAACTCTGAAATCTGTTTGTCAGTGGTCGCCTCGAATGCAGGGCGCAGCCACGGCTTGCCGCGGGATGTTGACTTGCCTCGCTCAAGCTCAATGAAGTTGACGGCATAGAACGCCTGAGCCCGCACGCCGACCACCGCGCCGACTGCGCCTGTCCGCTTGTTGGCGTAGGTCTTGACTACGATAGACCGACGCGCGAACCCAGGCGATACCAGAACCTTGCGATAGGTGCGGTGCGCAATCGAGCCAACCGGGATGCGAGCCTTCGCCTCTTTGGCTATGACGTTGCCAGCAGAGCGTGCGGCGGCCATAAGCACCTTTGCCTGGGCCATGCCTTTGAGCTGGTCGAACTTGCGCATCAGCTCTTTCACGCCTTCGATCTGAGCCACGTTATCCCCTCCACCCTTCAGCATCGCGGGTGACGCACAGCAAGCGGATTTCAGTGCGGCGAGCGTTCGGTAGCGGCGCCTCAATGTCGTACTGCACAGCTCCGTCACAGCCTTCAATGATACGCATCTTTGCGACGATCCCGGTACGGTAGCGGATCGTTATGGCGTGCGTGACGCTCGACTGGATCTGTTGAGCCCCGAAAAATTCACGCCCTGTAACGGCGGCAATCTCTGCCCATACCGAACAGACATCAACCCAAGTCCATACAACCTCGCCTGTCGCGTTCTGCGTCTCGACGCGGCGCTGGATGGTCACATTCCGATTCAGCCGCCCGGCTCTCACGAGTAGCCCCGCATGCGCACGTTCTCCAGGCTGTCGCGGTAGTACGGCACCTCGGCAACTGTCGATCCTGCAATGACCAGTTCGCGGAACTCGTACAGTTGGCCGATGCGCACAAGCATGTAATTTCGGATGATCGCAGGGACATCGGATCCAGCAGCGCCATACCCTGGCTCGTAGATGATCCGCACGGCACCGGACGTGTCGCGCGTCGCCGGCCAGGACGCGCCGTAGACCGGCTCGATGTACATCGGGTCGTGGTCGGTGACAACGCGGTAATCGGTGCCGTCCACCATGGTGATGGTGACGCCATCGGTATCCACATAGGTGACGCTGGTCACGGGATCAGGTGCAGGCGATGCGCCGCTGTACTGCGGCGACGTGAGCGGCAGGTAAATCCGCGTGGTGCCAGACGGGAATAGCCAATCAAGCTGGCAGCCAGGCCAGCGCGAGAACCGATCCAGTGTCAGCAGCCAGGTCTGATCGACCAGCGCACGACCAAGCCAACCATCCGCACCGTCAAGCTCACTGGTCGCGATAGCTACCATGGACTCAATCAGCGCGTCGTCAGGATGCTCAGGCGGTGAACCGCACGCATCAATGCGCAGGTGCGCGCGCGCCTCTTCAAGCGTGATCACTGGTGCGGCCGGTGCGGTGATGCGGGTCAGGGCCATGTCGGCTGGTTCCTGTTGCGTTTGAATACGAAGCTCATTATGCCACCCTTGGCTCATTTACGGTATTTCAGTTGCACGCACCATGGCCTAGGGTTGCCGTGGAAATAAACAATATTCGTCCCTGGCGGAACGCATCTCTTGCAATGCGCTTTGTAGGATCGAAATTGATCGCCGAATGTATGCGGCGCAAACCCAAGGTTGTCGCGAATAAACGCTTGGTCGCCCCATCGTTCTGCTGTGCGGTATTCGTCCATGTAGCGTGTCGCGTCACGCTGGAACCGGTGGTAAACATGCGTAGGCGTTTCCGTCCAGCCCATCACCCCGCTACCGACATCGCCGCGGCGGTAAACGTTGGCGAGCATTGTGAATTCTTTGATCGGCACATCGGCTATGGATCCGGTGACGACGGTGTCAATGTCAAGGTACAGGGTTGGTTCCGTGATGACGCCAGGACGGAACAGTTCCAGCTTGCTCCACCATCCAGGCCAGCCGTGTTGAAGTGCAATGGCCGTCACCGCTGGGTGATCAAGCTCGCAATCCGTCAGGCATACCACGCGCGCCCAAGGGTTATGCTCGAGCAGGGAATCAACCATGCGGTAGAGGTGTTCGGGCCGGTACTCCGGCCCGCCCTTTAAAACACACGCGATCTGCATACGAACACATGATGCTTAGGGGCTGCCTCGGCGTGTTCGACTATCCAGTGTTCATCCATCATGGTGCGCCACCAAGCCAGCGGCTTCACGGTGAGGTGCAGATGCTCGCCAATCTTGTCGCCCTCATGGCATACGAAGTTGGCGATCTGGAAATAAACCGTTTCCGCGTGCCCGGCAATGCTGGCAAGGGTTTGCGCCACGCGCTCAGTCGGGATGTGCTCGAGCACATCAGCACAGAAGCCGTATCGGAACTGGCCGAGGTCTTCCGGCAGGCTCCACAGGCTGGCGGTAACGAAAGGCCCGGTGAATTCAGTGCAGGCGTTGTCGGCGATATCCACGCCAGTCACATCAAACCCAAGGCGCTGGAGTTCGGCGGATACCCGGCCAGTGCCGCAACCCAGGTCGACGATGCTGGACGCTGGTACTGGCGACAATTTTTTCAGCGCGTCAGGCAGAAAACGCAACCCTGGCGAGCGCTCGCGGTAGCTGTCGAAGGCCCACATTGTGCGGTACTTCTCGCGCTCGGCATGCTCTAGTTGATCAGCCATTGCATCCCCTCATCTATCGTCATTTTCGGAACCATGCTGTTCATGTGGCCACAGTTCACCATTTTTATTTGTGGCATGGCCGATTCAAACAGCGATGGCAAGTGGCTTAGGTTACGACACTTCCCACCCTCTATGCGATCCTCGCCGCTGGCATCCACGCCAACCAGCGCCACGCGCTCGGCGCCAAGGTGATAGGCCAGGCCAAGCGCTCCCCATGCACTGTTGCCGGTGTGTATCTTGCCAGGCGTAGTGCTTATCGTCTTGACGGCGCTCCACCTCCACAGCCACCATTCAGGCGTCCCGGTGGATGGCTCTTGACCTCGCCCAGCAACACGCTCGAATCGTCGCACCCACAGCGGCGCCGGCTCATTAAGCGCGGCGCAGTAAGTCACGCCGGCCCGAGGGTTATTCATTCGTTCCATGTTGATTGGCGACGGATCGAGCGTAAACCAATAGTCGGCGCGCGGCAGCCATTCGATGGCGCCGTTGACGGCGATCACAACCACGCCATCGGGCGGCGTGAAGCCTTGGGCAGACGGGCCTGATGCGACTACAACCGCCCTCACAACGAATCCTCAAGGCTCGCCCGCGGGAAACATGTCAGTGCCGTTTCTCGACTGCAATTGATCACCTCCACGCCGATTGATTCAATCTGAGCGGATGCGTCCTCGAATGCTTTACGGAAGACATGGTAAGGGCTTGTGCGTTGCAGGCCGGCAGGGTGATCACCGAACCAGTGGGATTTGCCTTCAGTCTGCTGCATGTCGTAACCCAGCAGCAGGACGCGGCTGGCGCCGGCAAGGATAGCCAGGTTGAGCGCCTGGAAACCTGAGTTTGCCCCGGTGTGGATAACGGAAGGATCGAGGGATATGCCAGGCTTGGCTTCGCTGCGGATCACATTAACCCCCATGGCCGCGGCCTCTGCTGGCCACGCGCGAGAACCCTTGTGCTGCGACCACCGCTCGCCCTGGAACTCAGGCACACCATTATGGTGATGCCACCAAGGCGGATCGCAGGAATACAGGATGTTGGCGAAAGGAACCTTCCGCCAGTTGTCGCTAATCGCTATGACCGGAATGTCGCGCAGGGCGTCCAGGCTTTCGCTTGCCAGGCTCGGCCCGCTCGCGACTATCGCCACGGTCTGACCTTGCCACCTCGGCAGCATTCTCGCGAAACGGAACCGGATCAGGCAGCACCTCCTGCGCCGCCTGAACTACTACCGGTTTCGGCTTGCCGATAACGCCGGCCGTTACAAGCGCCATCGCGTATCGATCCTCGCAAGAAAACGGAGCGCCGACCGGCAAGACCATGCCGGTACGACGATCCCGAAACGACTGCGTTACAACGTACTGGCTCACTCGCTGAACCGGCCGTCAGAACGAATCACAATGCCGCTCAGTTCCTCGGTCGCAGCCGGGGAACCAGTGAGCGTGACAGTGGCGGTTACGTGGGTAAAGCGCACGCCTCCGGCAGTCTCGCCCAGGTCAGCAGCGAACGCCGATACCATCGCCGAAATGTCGGTGTTGGTCGCGGTCGATGCGGCAGTGACCGCGGTGCCGTGGTCGGCTGCGTTGGCGCCGGCCGCGCTGGTAGCCTTGCGCAGTTGCACCGAGATACCCTCGCCATCGTCAGCAGCAGTGAGGGCGCCGATACCAGTGAATTGGCGATACGACGCCATCGCCACCCAGGATGCGGCGGGGGAAACCGCGATTACTTCAGTCAGCTTGTTCATATTCTACTCTCCGAGAAAGGGGTAAAGCCGCCCTTAGGCGACATCACCAAGGGCGACGAATGGGGAAACTTCGTAACCCCCTTCCTGTTTGAACGGCGCGGTGAGCCATGGCTGGCCGTCAACGTTCCAGAAGATCTTGAACACGGTCTTGTTCTCGCGGAACTTGACATGCTCGGACGATGCCACGAACGGGCCGGAACCGTCTTTGATCAGGTAGTAGCTGAGGTCAGCCAGAACCAAATCGCCAGCGGTGCCGAGCTGCGGGCTACGCTCATGCCAGATCACTGGGTAGCCAAGCAGCATGTCCGGGATGCCCGGTTGCAGCGAAGGCTGATACACCAGGGCGCCGTCGCCGATAGCTGGCGAGCCGCTCAGGTTGCGCAGGGCAAGCAGCTTAGGCATGATCGACTGCGAGGCCATCCATACCGGTGCACCGCCACGACGCAGCAGGCGGGACAGCATGGCCACGATGTCGTCAAACACGATGGTGCTGGCAGTGGTGCGTGCGACCTCGTAGGTAGCGCCTGCGTTCAGGATGCCCAGCGGGCCACCCACACCGTTGCCGGTCAGGAACTCGTGATCTTCCTTGGCGAGCATGGCGCGACGGAACAGCGACTGGATCAGGCTGGACGCGGCCGACCAGTTGCGAAGCAGCTTGTCGGTAGCCTCCAGATAGCCAGAGAACTCTTGTGGTTCCAGGGTGATCTGGCGCAGGGCGAACTGCGACTCTGGCTTGGAGCCACCCTCGGCGGTCTTCTCGACGGTCACGCCGCCGTATACGTTGTCAGGCACATCGCCGGTCTGGTCGAGCGCCGGCATGGTGATCGCTGCGTCAGGCGGAGTGCCGGCCGGGATCACGGTAGCACGCGGGCGAATGACGGCTTCCTGGCCTTCGACTGCGAGCAGGGTTTCGCGGAACTGGGTCGGCACGGCGAAACCGCCAGCGCTGCCAGTGTCCATGCGCTGCTCGCCTTGCACGTCGAAATCTTTGTGCAGGGAGGCCAGGCGCTGGTCGTTCGGGTTGTAGCGCACGGCGTGCATGAACTCGCCGAAGTTCTCGAATTCCTTTTTGGCCTCGGGGCCGTTCGGGATATTCTGAGTGCGGTTGCCGGCAGCAACAGCAGGCAGAGGCTTGGCGCTTTCAACCTCCATAGCCTCCAGCTTGGCCACGCGATCAATCCCCGTGTCAAGTTGGCCGACTTCAGCCATCAGAGCGTCGTACTGCGTCAGCTCTTCGGCACTCAGTTCACGGGAGCCAGCTTCAGCGACGGAAAGCATCGCGCGCATAGCCTTGACTTTGGTCGCGCGCTGTTCGCGCATCGCTTGCAGCTTAGACATGGTGAATCCTCTCGGTAGGGGAACTATTCCAGTTCCAACAGTTGCAACGATAAGGCCCGGCGCTGCCGATCCCCTGTCGAAGTCGTGGCGCCATATGCCGCCAAAGTTTGATCCATTGTGCGGATAACGTCAATCATGCCGGCGCGCTTGGCTGCGTCAGCAGTCAGGATGCGGCCCATGCCGAACGACTCGCCGCGCACAATATCGGTTGACATGTTGCGCCCAGTCGCTACGTCGGCGGTGAACGAGGCGTATGCGTTGTCAACCAGCCCCTGGTAATAGGAGCGGCCCTCGTCGCTCAGCGGCTCGAACTCATTGCCAAGCACCTTGTCGCGGCCGGCGTGGATAAACGTCGCCTGCATGCCTGCGTCGGTCATGGCCTTGCTTACATCCATGTGCATCATGTACGCGCCGACAGATCCAGTAACGGCACTCGGCGCGCTGGCGATCTCATCGGCGGCAGAGGCCAGCCAGTAGCCGGCAGACGCCGACATGTAATTCACTTGGGCGGTGATCGGCTTCTTACCGCGCAGCGCCATCAGATCGGCATGGCCCTCGGCAACGCCAGAAGTCGAACCGCCCGGCGTGTTCATGTCCCACACGACAGACTTAACCTCGGGATCGTTGACCGCGGCACGGGTAGCGGCAACCAGGGATTGCACCGACATGGTGAAACCGTAGGGCTCCCACATCGTCGGCTTGGCCGTGATGATGCCTTGCACTGGGATGACGGCGATTGCGCCCGAGCGCTGAGCGACAGCGCGCTGAGTCTGCGGAGTTACCCGCGCCTCAATCGTCAGGTCGCCTACGGCGGAACGCAATGCGGGAGAGAACCCCTGGTAGTCATCGCAGCGGCCAGACGCGGCGAACGCACGCATCCAATCGCCCCACAGAGCAACAGGTTCATGCGCGAGAAGCGCGAGCAACTGGCTAAACGTCAGCATCGGAATTCCCCTGTTGATTAATGCCCTGCATGTTAACAGGGACAAGCGGCTCGTCCAACCCATCGATAGACGGCAGGTCTTCTTTGCTGCGGGCCTCTGCGCGGGTCAGCCATCCGTTGTTGATGCCGGATGCGTAGAATGCGGAGCGTGCGGTCATGTCGCCGCGCAGCAGGGCGTTCATGTTGAACTTGACGTAGTAGCCGTCCGCGCGCTCTGCCTCGCTGAACAGCTTCAGGTTGTACTCGGACTCCCACGCGGTAGTCCACGGCTCCAGAGTGTGCACCACGAACGCGGTCATCATCTGTTCCATGCCGGTGCCCCACACCGTACCGGGCTCGCTGTGCTGCAATAGGAATAGCGGGACGTTGTACATCCGCGCAATCTCGCCGATCTGGAATTCTCGAGTACTCAGGAACTGCGCGTCATCTGGCGGGATGGTCGTGGCGACGAACTTCATCCCCTCCTCCAGAACCTTGATGCGGTGCGCGTTGTCGAGCCCGGTCTTTTCTTCGATGTCTTCGGCGATGTTGGTCTTAGCCTTGGCGCTGAGCTTGCCCGGGTGCTGGAGGAAACCGCCAGACCTTGCGTCGTTGGCGAAAAACTTCTCGCCGTAGGTTTCTGCGGCTTGGGCCAGGCCAACGGCAGACCGCGCCTGCTGGATCGGCGACAGACCACAGTAGCCGTCAAGCGATACGTCCATCACATGAACAACGTCTTGCGCCGACAGGGTGAACGTCTTGCCGTCGATTACGGTCTGGAACCGTAGCTGATCGGTACTCTTGTCGGGATTGGTCGACCAGGGCAGCAGCGGCCACAGGGCGATAGCCTCGCCTGCGTTGTTGCGCTGAATCTCTTGGTAGGCGTTACCCCACAGGCAGGCGTGAACCTGGCCGGTCTTCTTGAGGTCGCGCGTGTTCATGAACGGATTAGGGCGGGAGCGAAGGACTGCATTCAGCCGGTGCGCGCGATCCTCGACAGCCTCCCCGTCGGCGCCAGTGCGGAACACCTGCAAGGGGAACATGGCGATAGGGTTGGAAATGCGATTGACGCATGCGTAGACCACAGGAAGGTTGAGCGCTGAGTACTCGCTGACGGTCACGCCGGAAGAGGTGCGGCGGCCGAATGCGCGGACGATCCAATGATCATCGGACGATGCAGGTTGAGTCGGGCCGAACACCCCAGCGAAAATGCTTTTCATGCGGGCTTACTCGCGAGCTTGAGGCAGAGCGCCAGGGTGATCGAACCGCCGACGATAAACCCTAGCGACGGGTGAACCATCCAGCAACCATAAGAGACTGAGGCGACGGCGCCGACAATGGCCAAGTCAAGGAACGCAACAGGCAGCATCGACAGCATCTTGCTCATCAGTCAACCTCAGATAATCCGCGTGATTCATAAACCGATGTGGCGTCCATCCCGGTGACGGCTACACCAGCGCACATCAAGAGAGTACACATGCCGTCAATCTTCTCTGCCGACTTGCGCCGGTCGGGCGCGCCGTTCATGTTCTGATCATACCGGGGCACAAGGTTGGCTGCGTGCCATGTTAGCACAGGGCTATCCTCATGCACGAGCTGGCCGGATATGTACCAGCGCTCGACCGCCTGCATTGCCGGGTGGTATGAGCGCGGCCCCTGGATGAAGTTCACCATCGGCACGTCCTGATCTACCAGGCGGTTGACGATGTCGGATGCGTTCCA